ACGGAGATGGAGATGAACCAGTTGGCCCGTGCTGATCAGACGTTCTTGATCAAGACCGTGCGATATGTCAGTGCCGAGGGGCAGTTCGGAGGCAATACAGATCTGGAAATCCCGATGTTCAATCTGGTGACCCGCGTCGTCTTTGAGACCCAACGATCCGATCGGATTGCCGTGAACGACTGGGACAATTACACCAACTGGGCCAACCCACTGCGGGCCCCTTGGTCGCCCATCAACTCGTCCGTGTCGACATCAATCTATGCTTCGGGTCAAGAGCAGGTCACCTCTATCTTCCCTCGCGACTCTGTCATTGATGGCCTGCTGCTTCTGGACGGCAAGGAGCGGTTTCAGACGAAGCCTATCCCGTTCTTCTCCCTCCAACAGATGTATCGCCACGTAACAGGAAATGTTCCAAACCTGCCTGGAGTGTATTCGTATTCGTTTGCGCTGGATCACGACCAGTACCAGCCGTCCGGAGCCCTCAACGGGAGTATGTTTAATAAGGTCATTCTGCGACTGACGCTGCAGACCCCATTGCCCCAATCCGTTACTCCCCAGGGCGGTGCGACATCGAGCATTGTCTGCGTGCTGAAGTCAACCGTGTTCAGCCCCAATCCCACGGTCATTCCGGCCGCCCAGATCCCACTCTACGATCCCTCTGAACTCGTCACTGTTGTACAGACAAACAACAACGTGATCTTTACCTTTACCTACACGGTAGGTGTGTACGTAGAGGCCATTAACTTCCTTCGCATCGTATCGGGGACCGGCAATCTCGTCTTTGCTTCATAACAATGGTCTTCGTCGAGTCTGTCTATTGGGGAGACGAGCTGGCGACACGCAACATCACGAAATCATTCGTGGACAGCCAGGTCAAAGATGGAAAGGTGGATACAGTCGCGGACGAGCGGCTCATCCCTGCATTTGAGACAACCACGAATGTGGAGTTGGATACGCAAGATGAAAAGGAAATTCGCGAGGAGGCGGTTCGTCAGTGCGGAGAGGCAAATCAGTCGTGTATCAATGCGAAGAAGGCCCAGCTCCGACAGGAGCGTCTTCACGAGAAGGAGAAGATTGGGAATTCCAGTGCGAACACAATTAAGGGTCGTCGTTTGACGGTGAACCTCGTGGACGCAAATGGGAAGCGTAGAACCGTTGTCGTTCCCGATGGACAGAAGCTGGAGTTAGAGGGCGTTGATGGAAGTCGGATGGGACCGGGAGGGCAAATCCAGAAGCCGAGCATTGCAAGGGTCCAGGGTCGTATGGCGGATCTTGCGACGACTGTGGGGATTGCGACACTACAGGTATTTGGAATTGCAATGTTCGTCGTTCTTCTTCGCGACAAGTTCCCCGGTGTGTGGGCAATCATTCGCTCCAGCTGGGCAACGTTCGGTCTGTTCGTTGTCTTCGTCGGCATCCCTCTCATTGCGATCCCGTTCGCTGCCCCAGGACTTGTCATCGCCTACTACCTGTTCCGAGGGTTCTGGGAAGAGGTAAAATCCTCTCCTCCCCAGTAAACAATGATTGAGCTTCCGTGGGTTGTGGGCGGATTGATTATTGGTCTTCTGATTTCCACCGTAGCGGCACCTCCGACGCGAAAGATCGCGAAGGTCCCGCAGCCCCACGATTCGGGGATTTATCACACCGACAGTGGATGTGTGCGATTTGAGGCAATGGAGGTTCCCTGTGTTCAGGAACCCGACTCCTTCAACCTACTCGCAAGTCTCACCAAGAAACAATGAACCTCCACATCGCCGACGCCCTTCAGAAGGGATCTGCCTTTTTCTCCTTCATCATCGGGCTAGGGATCTCCGTGCTGCTCTTTCACCGTAAGTATTCGGTGATCCAGACGAGTGCAGTTCCGATCAACGAGGCGTCGAACCGGATTGTGAAGATGGACGGCAAGTGCTATCGGTTCCGCGTGGAAGATGCGTCATGCGAAAACGTGTCTAAGGAATAAACAATGGACGACGCTACGTCACTTGATGCACTGTTGCCGAGCCCGCAGGGTCCTCAGTCTGTCCCTCCTGTCATTCCCATGCCAAGCACCCCCACCCCCGGGCACGCTGCAATGGCTCCCAGTTTTCGCCCCAGCCTCCCTGCGATGCGCTGGATGGCATCCAATTCCACCCTCTACATCGCCTTCTTCCTGGCTGCGGTGATCATCTCGATGTCCACTCCTCGCAATCTCCTTCTCCAGTATGTTCCCAACGCGTACACTTCGGGTGGAGTTGTCAGCTGGACGGGAGCCGCCGTTCTTGGAGTTGCCGCAGTTGTGATCACGAACTTCCTGAACAGCTTCCTCGGAGGATTTCTCGGATAAAACGGATTTTGAATGATATACCCAAAGGATCGTATACAAAATGACCAGCAAGTACCAGACTATCTACAGCGTGTTTGAGGCGACAATGCTACAGGATGCGGATGATGCCATCACATCGTGTGGTCTCTGGGAGTGGTTGCGCGACTACAACCCGGAAGAGGGAAAGGGGTTTGCGTTCTCGACAGACCCGAACTTGGATCGGATTTCCAACGCGATGAAATATCAGGGTCACAGCGGATCGTCGTGGGCGTGGACAATGCGAACGATGCAGCAAGTAGCTCGATTGGGATGGGACAAGTACGTTCAGCTTGCGCCGACGGAAAACCCTCCGTGCCCTTGTCGTCGCGCAAAGGGGCACTGGGGAGGCTGGTGTGGAGTGGCGGGCGGTGGAGTTCCCGCGTGTGAGCATTAACAGAGAACCTGATGCGAAAGAGTAATGCTCGGAATTCTTGTTCCGGAGTATCTCCGTCACCCTCCTGCGTGGTTCTACACGCGGATCCTCGTGGGTCCCGGAGCCGCACTTACGCCTCGCTTTGCAGCTGCCCATGGGATTACGCATGTGATTAATTGTGCCCAAGACGAATACTGTCCATTGTGGTTCCGTACTGCGTATCCCCATCGGTATGCAGTCATGAATGCGTATGACAGCCATCAACACAACATTTTGGATTGGTATCCGAAGTTTGAAGACGCGATGCAACGATTTTTGCGGGAAGGAACGGGAGTGGTCTATGTTCATTGTCACGCGGGAATGAACCGGTCGGGGTTTCTTGCGTTGGCCTACGTTGTGACCCATTTTTCCATTGGGTTGCCGGAACTGATTGCAGCTACTCGGAGGCAGCGACCTGTGTTGTTTCAAAATCCGGTCTTCATGAACCAGGTACAAGAGTTCATAAACAATGGACGTGTTTCGCGTCCGAAAGATTCGGGATGCGCCTCCTACATCCACAACGTCGGGAACATTGGACTCGTTACACCAGGAGATCGTGCAGAGCCTGCGCGAATCGAAGACGATGCAGGAGAGCCTGAAGGAGGAGCTGGAGACCCTTCGGAAGGAACTGTCGGACCTCTACCAGGAGAATGACGTGAATGCGATCATTGTTGCGACGCGCAAACAGCATCGGATCCGCGAGATTGAAGACGAGCTTCTTCATGCGCATCCCGTTGAGGAGTACTATCTGAAGAATATGGACCTGCTGAACGACTATTACAAACGTCAGGACGCGGTTGCCGTTCCATCCGCAACTCCCAAAGATGCGAATACGTTCATGAAGTTCTTCAGCGGGGGTACCGTGGAGACGGCCGGTCCCACACGCAAGCAGATGTATGACGAGTACGTTCAGCGCATGAAGTTGGCCTCTGGAGCCGAAGCGGGACAGCGAATGACAGAACATTGCGTTGCGTGCAATGTCGCGCGCGAGGAAATCTCGTCAGAGGGCATTCTTGTTTGCCCTCGGTGTGGGTCGGAAGAGTATGCATTAGTTGTCTCCGATTTTCCGTCGTTTCGTGATCCGCCCAAGGAGAAGAACAACTATGCGTACAAGAAGATCAATCACCTGAATGAGATCCTGAACCAGTTTCAGGCGAAGGAGAGTACGATCATTCCCGAAGATGTGATGAACGAGGTAGTCTTGGAGATCCGCAAGCGTCGGATTGCGAATATCGCAGATTTGACAGAGGAGGACATACGCCAGATCTTGAAGAAGCTGAACCGAAGCAAATATTACGAGCACCGGGCCCATATTCTGAGCCGACTGAATGGCAATCCGCCTCCCACAATTACGCCAGAGATTGAAGAGAAAATCAGGGCAATGTTTCAGGACATTCAGGCCCCGTTTCTGATCTACTGCCCGGATGATCGGACGAACTTCTTGAGCTACTCCTACATCTTGTACAAATTCTTTGAACTCCTCGAACTCGACGAATACAAAGTCTTTTTTCCATTGCTCAAGAGCCGTGACCGATTGATTGCGCACGACACGATTTGGCAGAAGATCTGCGAATACCTAGGATGGGAATTCATCCGGTCTGTTTAAGAGTAGAGCCAGAGAGTGACCTCACTCCACAGCGGCTCATTGCTGTTGAAGGCGGCCAACTGATGACATGTCCTGGAAATATGGTTGGGGTTTGTTACGTCGATTGACACAAGGATTTCTAGGAAGTTCTTGTGATGAATGTACTTCGGCGCGTTCTCGAGAAGTCGGGTGCGCTCTGCAGGATCTTTGTGGAGGAGGGCGCGGCCAATGACAATGTCCATTGTTAGAAAGGGACAGGATCTCTTAAGACGACTCGTATCCCTCGTGGACGGAGTTCACCGTGAGTGCGGTTACGCCGACGCGATGGGTGATGTCGCGAGGCACGTAGGGCTCAGACAAGGCTGGACGCTCGCGCCGACGGAATTCAGGGATTGGGTTGTCATCGTCCGATGTGAGGAAACACATCACGGTCTCAACGACGTCTCCGTTGTGATACGCAAGATAGCGCTCGGCTGTCTCGCGAGAGA